TATTTTAATGTTTTGTACGAAGTCCTTTTGGTGGCATTTGTACACATTGCTAATATATTATTTAAACTTGTATTAGATAATGATGGACAATAAGAAAACATACTATTCATACTAGTAACATTACTTGTATTTAATTGTGGTATAGTTGTTAAATTTGTACAATTTTGAAACATACTATTCATATCAGTAACATTACTTGTATCTAATAGTGGTATTTCTGTTAATGAATAACAAGCAAGAAACATATAATTCATACTAGTAACATTAGACGTATTTAATTGCGGTATGGTTGTTAGATTTGTACAATAATTAAACATATAATTCATATTAGTAACTTTACCTGTGTTTAATAGAGGTATTGTTGTTAACGCTCTGCAATCATAAAACATTTCATACATATTAGTAACGTTACTGGTGTCTAGTGATGGTATTGTGGTTAACGCTCTGCAACCTCTGAATACACCACTCATACTAGTAACATTACTTGTATCTAATAAAGGTATTGTTAAGAAAACACAACCTTGGAACATATAATTCATATTAGTGACATTGCTTGTATTTAATTGTGGTATGGTTGTTAAGGAAGTACAACCATAAAACATTTCACTCATATTAGTAACATTAGATGTATCGAATAATGGTATCATTGTTAAATCAGATTCTTGGTAAAAACATTTAGATAAATCAGTCTCATCTGTTTGTATATTATTTAATATATTATTATAAATCTTAATTCTATGAATAAGTTGCGATTTAGTTAAATGTGTCATATTACTTAAAGTACCTTCTTCTATACCATTTTTACCATAAAATGTGTTTTCATATACATAATCTGATGTAGCGTCTAATTGTGATGGTGCTATAACATAAGTATTATGTATATATTGATATGCGTTTGCGTTATTTCCACTGTTGACTGGTACAGACAAATAATTATTTCCTTGTCGAATAGCTACTAAAGATGTCATAATTATATCATCATATGTTCCGACACGTTTAGTTACTGGAATAGATTGTGGCATCAGATTAATTCTTCTAGCATAACGAGTTGTGGAACCACCCGCATCTACAATACTAACTAATGAAGAAATATCTTGAGTTGAATACGTGTGATTTGTTAAATTTAATGTGTATAACATAACAGAAGTAGATGGTGCACTAGCAAAAGCATTGCTCAATATAGTATTTTGTAATTCTAAAGATGTATTTATTTCTAAAGCAAAATCTCCTTCTGCCGCAGCTAAATAACATAATAAATTATTATATACTATTAAAACACCTTCAATATATAGTTTATTGCTATAATTATCTTTATAAATTTTATTCAATACAGCTTCAATATCTGAGATATTATATACATAAGTATATGATTGTGTGATATTACATTTATCTTGAATAGAAACAATGTCTGTTATCGCAGGTAAAACAATTAAGTCTTTTTCTATCACATTATTTTTATATTCATATAAACCTTCAAAATAGTCTCCACCAATTTTCATAAAGTAGCCTAATGTGTCGTCCCATTCTCCCATTTGTTCATATTTTATTGCTACTCCAAAGTCTTGTAATTCTTCTCCACCATCAGTTCTAGTATAAGTTATTCCATCTTCGCTTTCATACTCTACTCTTATTTCATCACTGTCTCCATAACCATCAAACCCAAAACTTGAAGCAGATAATTGTACATTTCCATCGAAATAACCAGAAGATTCATCTGCCGCTCTAAACCTACCCCAAAAATCACTAGAATATGCGGTAGGTAAGACAACTGTATTTGGAAAAGTACAACTACTAAATTCACTATCAGCGGTTACAGCTGCTAATTCTTCTCTATACACAACTGCTAAATCTCCTTCTGATGGATTAGGATCTGCTTGCATAGCTTGTTCAGTTCTGAATAATTTTATATCTCCACTACTTGGTACATTTACACTTAAATTTACTTGTGTCATACCATCATAATTAGTATCAGGTAAAACTGCAATGTTTCCATTAGAAGTAATTGTTACTGATTTAGATTGTAATTGTGACATTGGTACATTTGTCGTAATAGTAAGTTGCTCTATAGCGTCGTATCCTGTATCAGGTGTAATTGTGGTTGTTGTGTTTTCTGTTATAGTAACAGATTTTGTTTGATATGTCCCTGCTGTTTCGATACTTAAAATTTCAGTATCGAACTCAGAAGCAGGGATAGGTGTGTTATCCCCAGTCTTCTGCTTAATAGCAGAGGAAACATCATTTAAAAAATTTGTTAAATTATTTGTTCTAGCCATTGTTTATCCTCCATTTCTTTATTTTATTTGTACCCACTCTGTACCATTTCCATAATAAGTTCTTAGATTTTTGATTAGAGTTTGATTTTCAGCATCCCAAAAATTCACATCATTAAATCTCTGATAAATTTTTCCATTGATAACCTTGTCATCCTGGTATAAAGCCGTAATATATGTTCCCATCGAACCGTTAGTTGTATAGACTATGAGAGTATTATTTTCTAAATCTGAATAATCTTTGTCTTGGATGATTACACCTATCTGATTGTTTACATTGACGTTTATACCAGAACTAATTCCAGCCAAAAATACAATCACGTCACCTCTATCGGTTGTAAATCGACAAATTGGACAATGGTCAACATTACGAGCCGCTGAAAAAGGATTCGAGGTGCTGATTTTCTTGTATTGGGTTGGAGTATCAAGATTAAGCCATCCATAATATTTGTTACTGGCAGTCATTCCAGAGTAAAGAATATAATTATCCGTACTACCAAATCCATAGAGTTTGTTTCCACATAGAATTTGCCCACTGGTATATTCGACCGAATTAGGAGTATTAGTTCCAATGTAATTTCCAGGTGCAGTAGTATTAGTCCAAGTATTACTACTTATATTATAAACTCCAGTGTGATAAGAACTGGTTGACCCAATAGTAATACCGATGGTATATAACTTATTATTGTAATAGGACAATCGATTATAACCAGCATTAAGGTTGGATAAAACGTGACCAGAACTAGGAATGGTTAGTAAAGCTCGATAGGTACCTGTCGAGATGATATATTTATATAATTGTTTTCCACTCATCATATAAATTGTATCGTCATTGTCATAAGCACAACCTATTCCATTACTCGTCAGAGTCGAGAAAGTGATAGGAATATCAGAAAGTCTTTCCCAAGTATCATTGACGGTATTGTATTTATATGAATATCGAGCATAGTCAGTGTTAACATTATAAGCCGTGCCAAAAATATAAATATAATCTCCTACCCAAACAGCTGAGACTCCACCCTGAGGTGTCGGACAATCACTTAATTGTGTCCAAGTATCGGTGTCAAAATCATATTTCCAATGTCTATGCACTACCCCAGTTGTATTGGATGAAGCAGTAGTATTATAATAACCAAAAATATGTACTACGTTTCCCTTCTGGGCATAAGTAACTCCTAGCAAATTCTGATGGTTATTAGTGTGATTAGCGATAGGGTTACTTGGGTCAGTAGTATCAGCATTAGAAAATACGATTGAGCCATCTGTAGCATATCTCTCATTTTCTAAATAAATATCGTCACAAGTTTTGTCAGTGTTTACCCAAATTCCGTTTGGGTCTTCTGGAGTAGTGTCTTGTAAATAGATTGCTCTACCAACATCCCCACCCTCGATAGTAACTGGATGTAAACCACCTTGAACACCCATACAGTTTACTCCATAACGTAAATTGTTGGCTGTAAGCTTAGTATTTTTCTCAGATTGTATGTTTTTCAAAACACTTTCTAAGTTTACGCTCATTCTATATCACTCCTTTCAAAATTTTTAATGCTCTTTGCAAGCAAACTTGTTCATCATTGATTGTGAAATTAGCTGTAGCACTATCGTCTGGAACGCTTGGATTGTAAATGTTGTCAGCGATAGCAAATAGCTCAGCATAAGTAGTATCCGCAGTCCCAACATTTATATTTAATCTTAATCTTTCTATTGCATCATAGCCATCATCAGATATTATCTCATAATTTCCATTTGTGTTTATCGTCATTTGTTTACTTTGATATATACCCTGACTTGGTAAATTCGTTATCTCAGTGTCAAATTCAGAAGCGGGGATATCTGTAGTATCCCCTTTCTTATTTTTGATTGCATTTGCTACATCTGTGAGAAAATCTGTCAAATTATTTGTTCGAGCCATTTTTACCCTCCTTTTTAATAACTTTTATTCAAAGCGTCTGTCACACCACCGTCGTAAGTACCTGTGACACCCAATATAGTTTCGTCTTTTTTAATTTTATCAGCTGATAAACCTATTGCACCGACAATTTTGTCATAAAAGAAATTAAATTGTTCTTTTGAATTTTTTCTATGTAACACATCATTAGTAAAAGTAAAACGACAATCTAACATATTAAATTGAGGTTTGTTAGTTATAGTCATATTTGAAGCATCCATATAAGAACTTGCTGCATTGGCATTAATAGTTTGGACTTTACCTGTAATTTTAGTTCCATTTACATAAGCTGTTTTGTTTTTAGCTATATCATCTGCGGTCACGTCTGCGTCACTTGTATCAACCCCTTCTTCTAATGTTCCTGTTATATTAAATATTGTCACATCTTTTTTGATATTTTCAGGTTTTATTTTAGTTGCTTTTTCTGCTAATATATTTTTTATTTTTGTATTTAATATATCCATTCAATCCACCTCCTAATATCCTGTAGTCCAACCAGCTGCAATAAAATCATTATAATTTGATAGTGTTTGACAAGTTGTTGCTTGTGCTGAGGTTAATCCTATATATTTTAATGTTTTTGTTCCCGTATATACAGTTGCATTTATACACATTTTCAATATATTATTCAAACTTTCATTAGATAGTTTTGTACATTGTGTAAATGTTCTATCCATATTTGTTGCTTTTGAAGTATTCAATAACGGCACGTCAACTAATTTTGAACAACCAATAAACGTAAGTGAAAAATTCGTTACATTTTTAGTATCTAATAATGGAAAAGTAACTACTTTAGAGCAATAACTAAATGCCCACCCTATATCTGTTACTTTTTCAGTATTAAAATTAGGTATATTTAATAAATCAGAACATCCTGCCATAAAATTATTCATATTAGTTACATTCCCTGTATCTAACAACGGAACAAATACCAATCTATTACAACCTCCAAACATCCCTTGCATATTTGTAGCATTACCCGTATTGACAACTGGCATATAAATTAAATTGGTATCGTTATAAAACTTTTGTATTAAATTTGTGTCACTACTATTCCAACTATCTTTTATACTTTTTGCGTAATTAAACCCATCTATTATAGCTGGTGGTGTATCTTCATATCCTATCTCACTCCAGTCAGGTGGGTAAATCGTTATCGGTGTGCTTCCTTCTAAAATATCATCTAAATCGTCATTAGCTTCTTGATATTCTTCATCACTTAAATTGCCTGTTGTTATATCTGCTATTTCTGTTGGAAAGTTCTCTGCTAATATTTGTTCACTTGAACCTGTCTTAGCTCTTATGGCATTTGCTATATTAGTAAATAATTGTGTTAATGTCATTAATAGGCACCTCCAATCGCATTTGTTATTGCATTTGCTATACTATCATCTACATATGATTTTGCTTGATTTAATGCTACTGCAATAGCAGCATTCATTTCTTCAGTTGTAGAATATTGAGATAAATCTATTTCAACTACACCTATAGGATCCCATTTACTACCCGTCCAATGGTACTCTGTAAATCCACCTTTACCATCTGGTACCAAATAAATTTTTTCTTCATTACCACTAGCTGGTAATTCATCTACAATTATAAATAAAGAAGTATCTACCATACTAGCTATAATTTCATTTAATGTTGAATAAGTACCATCTGGGTTTAAAAATTTATTAGGTAATGCAGGCTTATTATCATAGCTTTCTACTGAAGCCGTTACAGGCTTACCTGTTATATCTGTAACACTACCATCTGATTGTAATAGTTTATTAGGTAATGATACCTTACCGTCTAATACAAAATTTGTATCTTCATTCATATTTATTCTCCTTTCTATTTTTCAAGTTGTATTTGTCCTTTTAATACACTTAATTCTTCTTCTAATCTTTTGTTTTCTTCCATAAGTCTTTGGTTTTCTTCTTCTAATTCTTGTATTTTAACCTTCAATTTTAATGTTTCTTTTTCTAAACTTAATTTATCTGATTTTAATTTATAATTTTCTTGTTCAAGATTTGCCACTCGCTCTTCAAGTTTTGACATTCTTTCATTCATTCTTTGGTCTATCTCTAGCAAACTCTTGATATTTGTATTAGTAGCTTCTGCATTCACCTTACGTCTTTCTCCAAAAGTTTTTACTACTACACCAACTACTCCACCTCCAAGTAAAGAAGCAATAATAGTTCCAAAAGTCCCCCAATCAAATCCTTGCATTATTTATTCCCCTTCCTAGTTTATATCACATATCTTCTGTTTGTAATTTGTTGGTGCATAAGTGTAATCCAATCATTATATACGTTTTGCTGACCAAGCTCAGATTGAGAATTTAATCCTTCCGCACCTCTATTCAAATATGCAATACACGAACATTTTACGATTACGGGCCAACAATCATTCAATAAACTTGTACCTAAATGCCTATTTGTCCATTGTGCAGCTTCGTGACAAACCATTTCACATACGTCTTCTAATATCTCTAAATTACTTCTCTCTATAGGTGTTGTATCATGTGCACCTTCTAGTTTTTCGCCTTGTTCGCCTATTATAGGGATATAATAATAATCTAAATTAGAATACAAATATATAGGATATAGTACATTACCTTCTTCAATAACTTTGTCTTCAGGATATAAACGACCTGCATATACTTTATAAGTAGTTCCATTTATATCTAATAACCCACCATTATTACCATTTCTATCGGTTTCATAGATTTGCTTTTCACCATCTAACATAAACTGAATATATAAATGATTTAAAGAATTATCTATTTCACCTATTGTGTTGGTTCTATCTATCGGAAGATAAAAATTATTTTCAGTCAAACCATTAAAATTCAATACCATTGGTTCTGTACTACCAATTTCTGATCCATATATGAATAATGCAGGGATTTCTCTCTGTGTATTGTCTACTATATAACCACGATTTGCTACCCACCACGCATAATTTCTAGTTTTTTCTTTTACTAAAGCGACTTCTTCGTCTGTGAAACCACCATTAGTAATAGATAAAAATGAATCAGTATGCCCTTCGATCGGTGATGGTGTCGAGTGAACAGGTACTATTTCTATATCACCTCTATAATTTTTTCCTAGCATACGTTTCGTTTTTTCTACAATTTTTTCAAATGTAATGTCTGTTGCAAACATATAGTCGCCCTCCTTTTTATTTTAAAAAATAGATTGCCTCTAAGGACAATCTATGTTTATGCTACTATTATCAGTCGATTGTGACCTCATTTTAATAATAGTATATTATAATTTTATATATATTTCAAATGGAGTACAACTTAAATTTTGTCTGTACTTCCAAAGCCTCCATCCCTAGAGCCAAGAGCATTGTCACCTTGCACTTTATTGTAAGTCATAATAATTCCTTGACCAATTTTTTCACCTTTTTTGATTTCTTTATCCTCTTCAGAGAAATTATAGAACTCAAAACCAATTTCTCCCTCATTATTAGGATTATTATAGTAATCCGCGTCTACTATACCAATCCCATTAGCTAAAAATAACCCTTTTTTACTCGGATTAGAAGAACGATTAGCTAACACCAACGCCATATATGGTCTTAATTCACATTTAACTCCAGTCATAATTCTTGTTAGTTGTTTTGCAGGTAAAACAACATCTTCAATTGCAAAAAAATCATATCCTGCACTATTTTCTGTTGCTCTTTCAGGAAGTTTTACGTCATCTACACGACTTACTTTTTCAAATTTAACCATTTTTGTGTTCCTCCTTTAATAATTTCATACTAGAATTAAATAATTCATTATATAATGGATTATTTTCTTCCGCAATTTCTTCTGTGTATTTAGTCAAATCTATAATTTTTTTATTTTTCAATTCCTGAACAATCATATGTCTTGTTTCGTGCCTTACAGTCTCATATAACATATTCATTCTGAATAAATTAACAGATATGTCAATATAATAAGTATTATTCCATTCGTGAAAAGTGCCTAGTAGGACTGTTTCACACGTCAAACCCTCTTGATTTTTACGTTTGTTTTTCAAACCCTCTTCACGCTGAAATCTTACAAATCTGTAAACGATAGGTTTATTTATTTTTATTCCTAATTCTTTCACGTATTGTTCTGATATTTCTTTAATGGACGTTTCATCTACGCTTTGTACTTTCATATACATACTCGTGGTTGGGTCTACTAAGTAAGTTGCAATATAAGCAAATACATACACAACTAGGAGTATAGTGGCTATCCAAAACATAATTTGTCCTCCTAAAAACCATTGCCATTTTAATTTCATATTTATTCCTCCAATGGTTTAATTAAAATAAATAACATTAAAGGCGGGGTGACCGCCTTTTAGACTACACTTTTTTGCAGTCTCTTATATTAACAGCTGCTGTAACCGCAGTGCCCTTACCTATTACTACTCTATCACCCGATACTTCAATAACGTTGAATATATCGTTATGTACCCAATCTGCTAGTTTTATACCAGAGTAGCTTTTTGTACCAGTAAATTTTATTTTATCCCATCTAGTTAAATCAGGAATTGATTTTTTAGATGATTCATTTATTTTTTTCTGCACGTCGTTATAACGAGAGCCCAAAATAGTCTTTCTTGTTTCACCATCACCATATTGTCCTGCTTTAACTTCTTTTACTAAAGTATCTACAGAGGCTAATTGTATATGATTTATAAAAGATTGTACCTCATTATAACGAGAACCTAATTTTTCTTTTCTTGTGTCCCCATCACCATATTTACCTTGCATTACTCCTACAGCTAAGTCTAATACGCTACCAGTTGGAGCTGTAGGTGCTGGTTTTGGAGTAGGCTCCTCCTTTTTTGAAGTATCAAAAGTTTTATACGCATAATTTACGTCTAATCTACCTGAATGTCCTTCAAATCTACCCTCTGAAGTGAATTGCCACATAGACCAATCTTTACGAGAATTAGGATCTACGCTTAATCCTTTTTGTTTACCCCCAGATGTAGGCCATTGAGCTACCCATTTGTCAAATCTTTTCAATTTTTCTCCTGCTAATTGATTATCAAACCAAGATAATGATGCATATATACCTGCATAATAGCCAGCATTTTCAACTTTTTTACAAAATTCATAACACATATCCCTTAAAGTTGAATTAGAAGGCATACCATTTCTCTTTTTATAACCATCTGCGTCTTCCATATCAAACCAACAACCCATTGTAGGGTGATATGATTTGATAGCTTTCAAGAAATGGTCTGCTTCTTGAGAGGCACCTGCTACGTCTAGCGCGTATGAGTACCAATAAAAGCCATAAGGAAGTCCGATTTGTTCGCACAACTCGACATTTCTTTTGAATTTGCTATCTAAAGTACCTTTAGTACCATATCCTACACGGATTATAGCAAAATCAATCTGACTTTTCAAAGCACCAAGGTTTATATTACCATTGTGTGCGGATATATCTATACCACGTTTTGCCATTTTTATTCCTCCTCCTGTTCATGATTTCTTAATTCCTCAGCATTTCCTTCTTCTTTTTTATTTTTTCCCATTAACGGCTCCTCCAATCATAGTTTTTATTTCTTCCCCTGTAGAGTGACCTATTTCATATATACCAATTGAAGCAGCTAATAACACAAATATATTAAATATACCTGCTGTAATACCGTCGAAGTCGAACTGATGTATATAAATTATACGAAGTGTTCCTACTACGACAGAAAACGCTAAGGCTAACCATTTTGTATCAATTTTTTCAGGTAAATAGTGTTTGAATATTTGTGTAAGTAATGTAATGATAACTGAGCAACCTGCTAATGTACTTAATATTTCAATACTAACAAATTCATTCATAATTTATTTTACCTCCTATTAGAATTGTTTTCTATTTATCATATCGTGTGCACGCTCTTCAGGAGCCAATATAAGACGTTCTGGAAGGCGTAGTGATAAATTTAATCTACGAAGGGTATAAACGCCTGAAATCTCATCGTAGGCTTCTACAGTGTATGTATATTTTTTATATTGTGGGAATAATTTGAAGCCATTTAGATCTGCGTCTGCTTCTTTTGACACATAAACGATTGACCCTATTGAATATTTTGGACCAGGAGCAGCCACTGATGGTTCTTTTTTAGCAGATTTTTTAATTTTTATTTCTGGCTCTTCTGTTTTTTCTACTTCAGGTGTTATAACAGCCTCTTCCACTCCTTCTGCCTTTACTATTATGTCTTCTTCTTGTGATTTTTTAGTACTTTTTCTCTTAGTTGCCATAATTATCTCTCCTTTCTAAATATTTATCTTTTCTTTGTTGTCTACAAAATCTACATCTTTTTGGTGAATTAAAGCCTTTTTCTTCATAGAAGCGTTGTTCATTTTCAGTAAAAATAAACTCTTCACCACAATCTTTACATTTTATTTTTATATCCATTTTATTTTTATACCTTTCTATTTTTTACTTGTAAAGTTAAAATTAAACTCTGGTTCTGATTTTTTCTTTTTACTGTCACCTAATAATACGTCTGGGTGATCTTTTAAAAGTGTTTGTACTCTAGCATTTGTAGCCTCTAAGAAGATTTGATTTCTTTTATCTACATAGTCTTCAATTTCTTCATCAGTGCTTACGTCTTCTGCTCTTAGAAGTTGTAATAAACGTGGATCATAACCTTTTTCAGCTACTAGAGCAGTTATTTTATCTCTACGTCTTATTAGAGATAACTCTTTTTCATACTCTGCTATTTTAAGCTCTTGGTTGTCGATTTGTTTTTTATATCTTTCCTCCATTGAAAGCTTAGCCATTTCTTCAGCTTCTTTCTTTTTTGCTTCCATTTCTTCTAAGATGTTTTGTCTCATTTTCTCTTTTTCTGTAGAGATAGTGGCTTGTAGTGCACTTTCTCTTTTAGAGTATTCTTGCTCTTTTTTAGTTAAGGCAGTATTTATAGCCTTTTCTAATTTTTTATCAAATTCTGCTTGTAGTTTAGGGTCTTGTAGTAATACATCTAGGTTTTGTGTTTCACTAGGTGTAGGTTTTGATATTTGATTTTGTTCTGCGTTGTTTACCATATCCTCAACGCCTTGGTTTGTAGTAGTTGTTTGATTGTCTTCTTCCATTTTTAATCCTCCTATTAATTTTTTTTAATTTTATATTAAGGGGGAAACCTTTGAAAGGCCTGAGCAGGTGTCCCCCATTAATAACTATGATTTTTATTTATTAGGTCTACCCTCTCTTGGTTGAATATTTTTTATGTTATTAGTTTTATCTGGTACTAGATCTTTTTGTTTAGTACGAGTAGCTATCTGATTATTAGTCTGAGAGGCTGTAGTGTTTTCTGTTGTAGTCTTAGTATTTTCTAGCTGTGAATTCAATTTATCAACGTCATTAGGGCTTACGAATAGTGTATCAGGTGTAACGGTCTCCCAAGGTATCTCTGTTTCTTCTTCTTTGTTCTTCTTCTCTGTAGCGTAGTCATAACCTAAGTTAGATAACAAGGTCTTTTGAGAAATGATACCATTCAAGGCTAATTGTTGATTTATGTTCTCGTCTGTCATACTTGGTAGATTTGAGCCAATATTTATAGTTATGTCGTCAATGTTATACTTCGTAGGAGAGATAAGATTTATCCTCTGGAAGAAGTTAGCCCATCTGTGTTTTATTAAAACTTGTACTCCTTGTTTTACGTCGTCTAACATTAGTGCCATAGTATAGAATTTACGGTCAATAGCGCTTGCATTCATATCACCTGAATTGAAAGCGTGGTCAGAAGTATTAGGTATACCTGACACCTGAAAGATACTATCAACGTAGTATTTCAAATATTTTGTAGCGTCTTCTGCGTGTATTTCTTTTAGTAGCCAAGACACGTCTCCACCCTCTTGTACGAAGAATGTTTTAGAATTCTGTAGGTATTGGTCTTCAATTTCACGAGCTGGGTTTGATATGACCTCTGGATTGGAAGCGGATACAGGTGCTGTTGGATCAAAAGAGGGATTAGGTATTGTTAGTGGGTTCTCTGGTCTGTAGCCAGATATTTTCAACTTAGCGTCTGTATCATTATACTGATACATATTATTCAAATTATTCATTATCTGCTCGTATGACGTAACTAGTGGAATTATTGGGTCAATGATGGATATGCAAGGGTCTGGTTCAAATACTGAGAACGTAGGCACTTGGTGAGTGGATTGTTTCTCCTCTTTCAAATTTGTTATTTTACCAAATTTACCTGTTTCATCCTCACCTGTTGTTTGGTCATAAATAGAAGTAGAATAATTATTAGTGTATGGATTACATTCAATACAATAATATAACGTGTGATCTTGATTGTCTTCACTATTACGTGCGTCTAATGTGTATCTTGTAACAAGAGCAATAGGAAGTTGTTGATTTATGTCACTAATATCAGTAGAGAAAATAGCAACCGTGTTAAGGGCGCTCAAGGGGTAATACGTATAATTTGGGTCTGAAGAAGCAGGAGTAGTACCATCAATAGAGTCTGCTTGTGTGGGAGCTAAATCTAACTCTCTTTCATAGCAACAGCCAAATAAGACTGCGTCGTGAAATAATTGTTTCAATACACGAGGGTCGTCATTTTTTGAGCTGAGAGTTGTAATTATAAATTTAAGTTGTGCGGCTGTGTCTGGATCTAAGGGAGAGGTATTACTTGGATGTAGTAGACGATATGCCGGTTCTTCAGATTGGTCTACTATTTCCGCATTATATACTATTTCTCCTGATAAATAGCCTGCTGCTAAGTCAGTAATGAATTTTTCAAAAAATACTTGGACACTAGTACCTGTTGCTTCGTCTGTGCTTGTTATTCCTCTAAGATATCTGTCTTGTATGAGTTGACGTTTTTGTAAAACTGCGTCTACTTCTGAGAAAAGGTCTTGTATATGTCCGTTGTCATATTCATCTTTAATATTTTTAGTTATTTTAATCATTAGGATTTCTCCTTTCTTCGCTTTTGTTCACATTATAAAATAAATTATATTTTTTTACAAGTGGAGTACAACTTTGTTGTCTTTT